GTCTGGGTCTGCTGAGTTTTGATCTGGGCTAGATAATATGTCTACAGCCTTTAGCGCATCTTCTTTGCTGACATTTGCCCTTATTGCGAGGTTTTCAATAGCTGAAAAATGAGCGTATCCCGTCTCATCCATTGCCGCGATAAGGGTAATCCAAACAATGCGAGTGGGAGTAGGCTCAAGCCAGATTGACGAGTCCAAGATTTTAGTAAATATTTTATTGTACATTGTCATATTGTAACGCATACACCGTTACATGTATACGTTTCTTAATCACCTCATTTCTCCCTTGTTTGGGGTATATACATCAATTATTTTCCTGAGCAAACAACTGACCTAGCACACTTGCATCAAAAACAAGCGCCGCCGCATCAGCCATATGCACAATCTCATCATCATAAGTCCAAGTGGATGGCCAATCACCTGCTTCACAGTTATCGTCTACCCATTTCTGAATTGCTTTTTCTAGCTTATATTTCAACCGTGTGTTCATCACCCTCTCCCAACAATTAAATACATCGTTAAAATTAACATCCCTACCCAAACTATAGAACCTGACCAACACAATATCATTATCCTCCAACCTAGACTTTTAACCATCCAAAAAGTTAGCCCAGTGATTAGGAGTAAAGATATGTAGATCATTAATCAAGCACATCGTCATTATTATAATCATCCCCATCAGCGACTATTCGGCAATTATATAATCTCACCTCAAGATAGCTGTCCATTAACTGTTCTAACTTATCGTCAGGCAAGTCACCAAGAAGATTAAGCAAAATAAACTGCTTAGCTCTGCTTCTTGTTATATTTAATGTAGCAAATGCGCTCATACCTTTTCTCCTTAAACCCCGCTGTTCACAGGTTATAACGTTTCCCAATGGTCGCGCCAATCTGTGTCGTCATAGTTAGATTTTCCGAGATTACAGTCATCACAGAGAACCTGAAGGTTATCCAAATTAAATTGTAACTCCGGGAACTTTGATCTCGGCTTGATATGGTCTACGTGTAATTGGACACCGTCACTCGCCCTCGCTCCGCATAACTCACATGTACCATTTGATTGCTGTAGTACGATATACCTTACTTCCCGCCATTTTTTTGACGAATAAAAATCTTTACTACTCATGTAATTATAGTTTTTATGCGGAGTCTTACCTCGAACATGCCGCCAATAATTGCTCATCATAGATTTGGTTTCTTTATCAGTATCAGGCAAATCCAGATCGGTTTTCTTATGGATACACAAGCAAATAGCAATATTGGTTGCATAACGGTAAAGACCAAAATATTTGATTAGCCCTTCTCTTGCCGCTTGATTTACTTCTCGCTGCTCTTTTTGCTTTTGTTTTCTAATCGCTGATTTTGAGTGTTTTTTGTTCTTCTTGTTGGGATTCAATAATTGATTCTGGCATATAGAACAAATAGGCCTATCAGCAGGATTTTCTCCAATAACATTTAAGTTTTTAAATGAATAGCTGTTCTCAAGACTGCAAAATGTTCTACCAGTCTTAGAGTTAATAATATGAACTTTATGTCTAGGTTTACGACTATTGTAGGTGTATTGGTACATCACTCAATATCCTGTATGTCTTGGCATAGCTCCACTATCCCCAGCTAAGGAGAAGTAGAAGCTACAGTTATCACTCAATAGAGCCTTGTAGAGGTCTAACATTCGGTCACTCTTATCACTGGAATATTGTGATTCAGCCAAGGATTTCTCCAATTTAGCCTCACTATCCAATGCCCAGTTCTAGCCTGTTCCGATTCGCTCTCGGCTTCACCCCATATCGACTGGTATCCCAAGCCTCCGTCATGGTAGGGGAAACACAGAAAAGCCCACGATCCACTTGATCTGTGGTCAGCTATAAGTAAATGCTTATGGAAAATATGAGAAAAGTAGTATAGACTTATACACATATTTATTGCTAACACGTTAAATATAGCAGACCGGGCGCAAAATGCCAATCTGCACATTGCTCCCCCTTTCTGGGGGAGTGTCTTAATTTTCATTTGGCTTCACTTTTAACGGCATACCCTCTTCATCTACCCGTTTTGGCGTAGGCTGTGTTTGGTAAGCACATATAATTTCAGCGCAAACGAAACATGAGCCGGGATGCTTTCCTGCTAACCTCTCTGCCTCAATCATCGCTTCATCAATTGTTACATGCTTCACTTTAGGGCAGTGATGTGTTTGGTTATCAAGACGAACAACTAAATAACTCATTTCCTCTCCTTTACTATCTGAACTGCTACATCTTTCCATCCTCCCTCACCAGCACAAACACCGCTTCTATTCACTGTAGCGGGTCTTTCTTGTAGGATTTGCCATTGATCTACAGTGTCCGTTGGTATCGCTCCCGGACGGTATTCATTTATTATTAACCATCTCATCTTATTCTCCTACTTCAAAATGTAACAAATACTTGGTAGAGCGGTTTCGTGTAACTTCCAGCCTTTTCACCCTTACTTTCATATGGCTGGGTGAGCGCATGTGGTTATTAACATAATCCTCAAGAGCGGATATGACTTCTTTTCTAGTAAGTTTAATCATTATATCTTCCATCTTATTCTCCTTAAATTAATCATCTTTTATGATCTCCCATAGTGCGGCGACTACTGCTGATTTCCATGTTTTGCCGGTGAGAGCATAAAAACTTATTGGTTTGCCTTCTTTGTCGGCCCAACCAGACTCAATATCACAGTTGACATCACCATCTGAGCTTGGCTCAAAATGTACAAAATACCCCTTGCTTAATAAATGGGTTACTACCTCCCCAGCTTGTTCAGCGTTTCCTTCGGGACGATAGAATCTATTGGTGCCGTTTTTGTCGCGAACAGTTACGCCTACATCGTTAATAAAGACAATCTCATAACCCATTGCGATGGCTATTTGTTTAAGTTGACTTGAATCCATACATGCCTCTTATGTTGTATCTCTAGGGGTTATCTCGTTTACCCGTTATTGTTCCGCCGTGATAATCAAAGTTAGCAAGCCTGAATAAATCAGATTGTGCCTGATACATTTCTTGCATGAGCCTTGCCCCTTTGTCGTGGAATTCTTGTTGTTCGTGATAGGCGCTCGATATCATCATTCCGGTGTTTTCGTTTACTTCCATTAGTATTTTGTAGTACCTGACAATGGCAAGTTTTAGTTCTGTTGCTTCTCGGCTTCGCGATTTACATCCATTCTTCCATCTCACTATTTCTGGGCGCATTAATATATAAATTGTTACAGCGCCACATAGCCAAACAATTAAAGCAAACCAGATAACATATTCTTCGTTCATACCAACTCCTTTACTGGTTTATTACATTCCCTTATTACATCATCAAAGGTAGGGAGGTATTTACCTTGGCTCTCAGTTACGTCTTTTGAGGTGCGGGGAGGTTTGATTTCTCTGAGAGATCGAGAAGTAAAAGCTATAAGCCTTCCGTCTGACAGATCGGTTTCTGCACCAGAGATGCGCCAACTATCATGATTGAAAAGTGAAGGCCCCAATACTTCTCCGACACATCCAATAAATTGTCTGCCGGTCTTGAAATTTGAGTGATCCACTATCTCAACCATCATTCCTACACGTATCATCATACCCTCCATGAACACCGTTGCTTGGTTTTATACTTTCTGTTCTTCATGAAGCGTTTACCGGATAGCTCAGTTATCATTCCGCCATCAGTTAATATCTTTAACGTTTTTCTCACTTCGTCTTCTTTGATTTGAGGACACTGAGCACAGATGTATTCAAAGTCATATTCTTGTGTTGTCGATCTCATCGCGGTGAGGACGTTAGCTGAGTAGGTCATTTCTTCATCTTCCGCTTTCTCTTCTGCCACAACGCCTTAATAGCTTGGCCAGTGTCGTAATCACTCTTCTTAATGACTCCGTTCCGTAGCCGGTTAATCCTTGATTGACTCGCGCCGACCACATCTGCAATAGCTTGATCGGTCAATCCCCACTTAATTAAATCCGTTAACATTTTTCTCATATCTTTATACTAGCTAATCTTATGCCAAACTGCAAGTATATTTATGCAAATTAGCATTGATTTTTAGTTTTGCTTGAGCTAAGCTGAGTGTAGAAATTAACGAAATGGAGAAGAAGAGATGAGCTTAATGGCAATAGATTTAATAATGGAGCGCATTCAAATAGCGTCTGCTGAATCACCCATTGCAGTATTTAAGCCTTCGCTTATATTCGGGAGTCTTGATAAACGATTAAACGCCTTCTTTGGTGATTCAGTTGAAGGCAGGATGAGAATTAAAGTAGATAAGAACTTAATCGGTGTATTTGATAACACAATGGATACAAGATTAGTCCTTAGTAAATTAATGAGGTGAGAATATGAGCAGTACATTATTGTGGAGGCCAGCAATATCTCAAGAAGGCAAATCATTACCGTACGAATTAAAGCGTGTGATTAGCCGAAGACTCTGGGATACGGACGGAACGATAGGCGACGGAACTGCTTTGGTCTCGAATTGCGATATTCCATACTTAGAAGGCTTGCGGGACTCAGGGATCGAAGGAGCAGCCGAACTTATTAAGTTAATAGCGAAGCATGGCGAAATAGTGCTATGGCACGAGCATTAGGCTAAGGAGAACGGAATGATTAATTACTTCAAGCTTGCTGAGCAACTCGCAAGAGACGATGCAGAGCACCTCTCAGCCGAACAAAGAACCGCGGCTTACGTTGAGACCTTATTAGGCTTAAGACGGCTGTACGGGGAGGAGATTATCCCTAAGGGGACGTTTGATGTTGAATGTGAGTATTTAGATCGAATGGCGTGTATTTCTAAATGTATACAGAGGACAGGATGATGGAATGGCTTAAAAAAATAGATATGTTTTATGTTTGTCTCAATGGATACATTCTCTGCGCGATCCTTTCATTTGGGCATAGTATGAATAATACTAACTGGCCAACGTCTTTTACCGCAGCCGACAAAGTGTTTGCATCGGTCTATACCTCAATTGCTTGGCCTTTGTATGTTTCGGTTCAAATATTTAAACCATCGTCGGAGGAATAATGGAACAAACACCCGCACAGGCAAGACTAGAAGAGTACAGGGCTTATTGGACAAACGAAGCTTTTGACGACCCGTGGTATCGTACGGCATTTATTGCTGACCGCGTTGATGAATTTATGACATTCTTGGAAGATCGGGCTGACAACATAACAGAGATACCGGCGGGATGGAGAGGATAATGGCTATCTATATCTGTAAAATCTGCGGGGAATATGCAGACGATGACCATGAACCCGGAACAGAGTATAAGGATGGGCTAATAGATTGTGAGGAGGAAGACGATGAAAGAGAGTGAAGCTAAAGAAATATTATCGGATGAAATTCAGTCAGACGGCTCCTTGTATAGTCTTGGGTGGTATCTGTGCTGGAATGCAGGAGATGATAAAGCAGTACTTGATGGCGACTTCACGGCTGATGACTTAGAAGCGATAGCTTTTTGGATGCGAAAATATAAGGACAAATAAAGATGAGTAAAACATCACAACACATCCTAGAACAAGAAACACCAGAAGACTTATCTATGGAAAACTTGTTATCTCAAGACCCAGACTATGAAGAAATACTGGATAAGCACCATAAAGAATCTCAAAAACTACAGGACAAGAAAATGTCAAAAGCCCTTACCTGGAGCGAACTTGCTAATTTTTATGACGAAACACATAGTAGCCCAGCTAGAACACTGCCAATGGATACAGTCTTTGAGTGGGCAGAAAAACAGCCTGATAAATTTATTGTTCACCCAGAGATAGGGACAATACATCTTAAAGAATCTCAGGAGGAGCAGGATAATGAATAAAGAAGAAACAAAACAAGCCAGAGAAGTTATGCAGGCGTTTGAAGGCGGAGCAGAAATTGAGTCTAAAGCGGAGAGGCGCGAAGGCGCGTGGTTTTATGCCGACGACCCCTGCTGGGACTGGGTGGACTACAACTATCGCATCAAACCTGAACCTTTAGTGTTATGGGTGAATGTTATTCCGGGGCAAGAACCGCAAGCTTACACTAGAGAGATGAGGGCAGTACAAGAGCTTAAGTTTGATGTGGGCAGAACCATAAAGATGATAGAAGTAATTGAATAGGAGAATAGAGATGATAGACCCGAAAGACATGAAGAAAGGTGATATTTTTACCATTGGTAGAAATAAAACCATACGAGATAGAAGCCACCTCGAAGTGGTGTACGAATGCATAGCTGCCAACGATACCGCTGTAATTGGTAAGCCAGTCTATGCTGGATATGACCATCAAATGCATGACGGAAAACCCCAGGTGTTCCAAATTGAAGAATATGATTTCGATTTAATGAAAGTGGAAATTGAAACAACAATATTTGTGAAAGCAATTTAGTAGTTTTATAACAGTAAGGAGATAGTAATGAAAGCACCACAAAATAAAGGCGCAGCCTTTGAAATGTTACCCACAGGGTACTCGCTAGGTGTCTGTACACGCGTAATAGATGTTGGTACGCACTTTAATGAAAAGAAACAGAAAGATGAACGTAAAATCATGATCGCACTGGAGTCTGAAAAGAAGATGACAACAGGTGATTTTGCTGGCGAACCCTTCCTAGTGTTTGCTAATTACAATTACTCAATGTATCAAAATTCCATGTTATGTGGGTTTGTTGAGAATTGGCTAGGCCGGAAGTTCACTTCTCAGGACGAGGCGGATAATTTCGATCCCTCAACCTTGTTGAGAATGCCTGCCTTTATGAATATTGTTCGGTCTGAAGATGGGAAGTTTACCAACATTCAGACTATTGGCCCTGTCCCTGATGGGATGACAGCCCCTTTACCTGTCGGGAAGATTATCTTAATCGACCAAGATAGCCTCGACCCAAAGGAAGTTGAGAAGCTAACCGACAAGATGAAGGCAAAAGTCTTGGGCGCAAAGGAGCAGGCGGAGCCGAAAGAAACCACCTCTCAACACGCAACAATGGGGGTGAACACAGGCTACGCCAACACCGAGAATCCGGGTGAAGGTTGCGAGGACTTTAACGACGATTTGCCACCGTTCTGATGGACAAATACATAGCCGGGCAGGTAAACACTGTCCCGGTTAATTTAACTAAGCTTGAGAGGCTCGCAGAACGTCTTAAGAGGTTGATCGACCAAGACACTGATGACAACGCTCAGGAGATGAAGGGGCTGTTCTGGAGGCTCTCAGGGGATGAGAGAATGGTACTAATAAGTCTATTGAAGGACAAAGCCCCTGACTCAAGGAAGATGTACTGCTCATTACTGAGTGAATATGTGAATGATTTATAGAGCTGTGTACTGCGTGATACTAACTGCTGGATTTGCCTCGGTTGAAGCTCTGAACCAACAGAGCTAAGAGAGCCGAGCAGCAGTTAGAGAATGGCGATAGGACGTAACAGGTGGTGCTGAGCCAGTCATCGTTCCGAAAGGCCAGTACACAGCATCTATAAACCTTAGTAGGAGGGTTAGAAAGTGGCAAACACAGAAATAGCATACCAAGAACTTCGTATAAACGTTCGAGATCCAGAACTTACAGAGGTATATGTTTTAATTGACAATCTAAGCAATGACGGAATGTTAGGAGTCCAAGGATGGCATCATAAAACATTCCCGGCCAGAATGAGTATGTTAGATATTCTGCAAGCATGGGCTGACGGGGAAGAAGATCCTCTTATGTGGTCGCAGAAAGCACCGAGCTAATAGCGCGGCATCTATACAACTTATGGGCAGGTAAATCGCCCACCAAACACCTTATAAGGGATAGTGATGAAAGCAGAAGTAACACGAACGGGGCTTTTAGATATGCAAGTTTGCGTACCTAAAGAATGGACGGATGAACGGGTGCTTGAGTTCGCAGAAGCGGAGAACCCTTGCGGCACGACGCTGGGCTGGGTTGTCCGAAAAGAAGGCGACAAATACTTAAGCGGGATGCCTGAGCGCAACCAGTGTACCAAGCATGCTGACCATGTACATATAATGCTAAATGCTTAAACCACCCTAACAACATGAGGATAGAGGATGAAACCACAACCTTTAACATCTGAACAGCAAGCTCAAGTTGATGAATTCGTGCAGCTTATGAAGGAAAAAATAATTCCTGAAATTGCAGATATAATGTATCGACGACAAGTTGCAGCGGCAAAAAGTAGACATAAAATACTGAGATAACCAAACACAGGAATAACAATGAATGATATAAACGAACAACTGGCTAAGGCTTTGGGGTATAAAAAACATACCATGAGCATTAATTACGAGAATCAAAATGGCAACATGGTCTGCTGGAGTAAAACGGATGACCCTATGGCTGGATTTTGCGGAGACTTTAAATATACTCGCGCCGCCATCCGTTGTGAGTGTGAAGATTGGTTGCTGGATAATGATTTCACTATCGGCAACGAAGGAACAAATGGACTCAATTTATATTATATCACCAACGGTACTCTTGAAATTGAAGACAAATGTATTTACAAAGCAGTGGCTCTGGCCGTAATCGAGGCAAAGAAATGAATTTAAAACCGTGTCCGTTCTGTGGTGGTGAGGCTGGCTGGGGAGCCGTTGAAGGCAATCACTATGTGCAATGCTTGGATGTCTGTCCAATGAGACCGACTACTTCATTAATGAAATATTACGACACCAAAGAAGAGGCGTATAAAGCATGGAACACACGCGCTGCATTGAGTATGGGAGAGTAGAGATGACATATATACCAATTATGGACGAAAAAGAAAGGTTATCAGCAGCAGTCCAAGAATTTTCTGAAGCGATGAAAGTTAAATTATTCGACAAAACCAATGAAGGGAAATCCGGCTGGGACGATTGTGCGTGGCCTGTTGAGGATATTAAAAAACAGTTAATTGAGCATGTTGAAAAAGGTGATTTTGTGGATGTCGCTAATTTTGCAATGTTTGCATTCTTCAGGATAGAACGATGAACAAAGACCTTAAAGAAGACCTTGAATTGGCTGATATAACCCAAGAATGGTTAAAAGAAAATACATTCTACGATCCTGATACCGGCACCTTTATTTGGATTAAGTCGCCATACCATAAAAGCCAATTAAATGGAAAAGAGATTGGGTGGATAACAGTGGGAGGCTACAGGCTTACAAAGATACGAGGCAAAGAATATCAATGCCATAGATTAATTTGGATGTATATGTACGGCGAATGGCCTAAAGATGAAATAGACCACATTAACGGCGTATGTGATGATAATAGAATAATAAATTTACGTGATGTCCCTCATTCTGAAAATGGGAAAAATTTGAAACTAAGCCGCAGAAACAAAAGCGGATGCACTGGAGTCTGCAAAAGCAATTCAGGCTCATGGATGGCGTACATACGAGCGAAAGGAAAGCACACCCATCTTGGTACTTTTAATAATTACCGGAGCGCGGTATGCGCCAGAAAACAAGCGGAGAAAGAAAATGGATACCATAGAAATCATGGCTCTTGCCGATGAAGTATTAGGCGCAAAATTAGAACGGCTTTACACGCTAGCGGAAGATGGCAAGTTCCAACAACTCGCCCTCGCAGTACAGCGATTGGAGGGTGAGAAGGAGTCGGCTAATAAGTGTAGTGTGTGTTTAGGTAAACCATTGCCTTCTGGAAAAGACTGCGTATGTAATGGCAAGGGCACAGTTACCACAGAACTATTCGGACTAAGAATTGAGATTATTGATTTAGAGGATAAACTCACCACCACTGAGCAGGAACGAGACAACGCTATAGCTGCTCTTAAACTGGATAAAGAACAGCGTGAGCAGTACATTGAAGACTGGGTTAACGGAAAACACCGCAAGGAGTCTGATTGATTATGAGTGAAATAACAAACTGGGAAGGCTGTGACGATGGCGAGTGCGGCGGTAAAAATTATCTCTGCATTGACTTCGCGGACGGCAAACATTATGAAATCCTATTGCCTAAAGAGCTAACCGAGGACGAATGGTCTTGCATTGTTGATATGCAGGAAGATTGCGCCTCACAACAATCCCGCATAACAGAACTAGAACAACTAATATCCCAGTGGGCAGATAACCCGATTACTAAAAATGAGTTTGCCTTAAAGGGTGCGATAGAGAAAAAGGAGTGAATGATGAGTGGTTCGGTATCACGGTGGAAAAAGAAGGTTTATAGCGACCTTGAAGTAAAGGGTGTCTACACCGCTCCATGTTATCTTTGCGGTAAAAATTTAACAAAAGATAACGCCACAGTTGATCACTATATGCCTAAATCAAAAGGCGGCAGCGGTAAAAAAGAAAACTTAAGAATCGCCTGCAAGAATTGTAATGTTAAAAAAGATTCAAAGATGCCGAGATCAAAACCTAAGCGAAACTGGAATGGAAAAGCAGCATTATATTAACCCCACAGAGAGTCAGGAGTAATGGGTATGGAATGGATAAGCGTAGAAGATAGATTGCCGGAACCTCCGGTCAGAGTTTTTACTTGGGGCGCGTTTGATATTCCGTGGCCTTGCTATTTTACCAGCGAAAGTAAATGGCGTGACGCTACTGATGGAGAATGGCTTGTTGGTATCACTCATTGGATGCCTTTGCCTGAACCACCAAAAACCACCCCTTAATTATATCGGAAACAGGAGAGAGTGATGGAAATACTATTTTGGATACTTGGCGGAGCTTTAGCGATAGCTGCTCTTTGGACGTTTCTTGAAATGATGACTTTTTAACAGCCCTACTACTGAGAGGATAGAGTGATGAGAACAAGAAGCGATTTACATAAAAGCAAGCTTGTTTATTTTAAAACATGGCTCAGAGGCTTGGGTTGGGAAGAATCCAGACCCAAAGGCTTTTATGAAGTATTGCGAATGACGCACGATAAATACAGCGGCGTTTTATTGGTGTACGACAGAAACGAAGCAAAAGAGCATTACACAACTTTCGGCATTAGCGATGAATTATTACACCAATGGCTAAGAGAAAAACAGCGCGGGGTTTTGCGCATAGGAAATGATTAACAAACCCTTGTAGGTATGTTTCACGTAAAACCTTGATTAATACATAACCATATCCTAATATTAGAGGATGGATATATTAACACAGGCTTATATTGCAGATAGGAAGGGTGAATTTGATTATTCAGACCTTTTGATTGATGGTGAGTTTGATTTCTTTTTAGAGGAGTTTGAATTGGTTTACCGTGAGGTCGATCATCTTAATGGGGTAGAGGTTAATGTACGAAGGATGTAGGTTACGATCCCCACTCCTATGAAAGTGAAACCATAGTAATCACCTAATGTAGCCTGTAATAGGCTCATGTTTAGCTCAACAATACCAAGAACACCAAGCAAGGTTGACCAGAGTACTGTTTTTGATGTCTTTCCGCTTTCGCTTTTTACTTTAATCATTTCATTTCTCACACATTTTGTTGTAGAAGTTAGCAATATTCGCTATTTGATTAACACTCATTTTCTGAGATTCTTTCTTGTCTGTGTACTGGGATAGGGTTGAGAGTCCGCCAATAATAGCAATTAATAGCGTGATGACGTTTCTGAGGTCTGATAGCCATTTAAGGATTTCCATGCTGGATATAATCCCATGCAATTTTAACCCATAACCCTGCTATCGCTGTAGCGCCTATAAACGTCCATTTAGCCTTCTTCTCACGAGAGTCCTCTAGGGTAGCGGTTCTTCCGTGAACGTCTGAGATCAAGTCTACGTTGCTCTTAGTGATGGTTTTAAGCTCAGAGAGGTTTCCTTTAAGAAAGTCGTTGGTGAGATCAACTTTTGTCTCCAATGAAGCGAGCGTCATTTCTACCTTTCTTAGTCGTTCGTCAGACATACAGCGTCCTTTATAGGTTAAATTCCGGCTCCTACCAAGTAACAGTCTACTGTTCTTGATGTTCCGTCGGTGACAAGATATAAATCAAAGCGTTTACTTGAATCAATTGGGATTTTCCGGCTGACTAAATCTAATGCTTCTGAGTCGTCATCCGTGCTTAACGGACAGTAGGCAGCGGATTTCATTGCTTGTACGCCGATAGACGTTGAAGATCCAGTCACGCGGCCATAAACATACTGAGCTAACTGACCATTCGCTGTGTCAGTACAGTAGTTGTAAATCATTATTTCAACAAACGTCGCACCATCAGGGATGTTATCCATTGCTGTCCAGATATTTGTCGCCCCTGATCCGGTGGGGCCGACAGACTCCCATGCAGCCCCAATCACCGCATCAATATCAAACGCCGTGCTCCCTGCGCCTACATCATCCTCAATAAAGAAGACTTCTGATTTTACGTGGTTGGTCATGGTTTGGAAGAAAGAGCCAACAGGGAGGGTATCTATTTCCCATAACGCACCTGAATTGGCATCGGCGGCTGCTTGATTGGCATATAAAGCCAGTTTGTAGTCTTCATTGACATGCGGGATAACTTCGTTCCCAGAGACTTCAGGGTAGCCGCTAGAGTTCAACGCCATGCTTGTGGCCGTTGTGCCTCCAGTGTAATCGGTTGCCATTGATAGAACAGTTGAAGTTCCGTCTTTGTAAGCTTTTAGTACGGCTCCTGAATAGGGTAGGCCGGTAGCTGGATCTTCCCACTGGGGTAGAAATTTAGATATAGGGGCGTATGACATATTAGTTCTCTTTTGCTACTGTTTGAGAGGCAGCAATAGTGTTTATTTTCCGAATAATGTCCATTGCCATTTTTGCTTGCTGATTTGATTCGGGCTGCTTATACGCTTTGATGAATTTTTCAGGGTTTTTAACCAAATCAAACAAAAGATTTTTATACTCAGGAGTTTTGTCTTGGCCAAGAGCCTTAAGAGCATGGTTAGCAATAACTACTGGACGAGATAAAATATGAGGCAACCTTAACTCAACTTCCGCCCCAATATCAGGGAGAATACCTTTCGAGGCTGCTGCCATTTTCTTGCCTTTTGCTTCTATCGTCAATTCTTTAGCAATTTTCCGCACTGATGCAGCCTCATCAGGAATAATGTCTTCAAGTTTTTTAAACCGAGAGAACCCGGTTGAACGTTTAATTGTTCTCGCTGCCTCCCTAACTGCTGTGCTAAATGTTGACGGGGATTCATTTTCTAGGGAATTAACCAGCGCATTTCTTAGCTCCCGGCCAACTTCCATTTTATTGATTGGGGTTGAATCTGCCTGAAAGGTGCTTCTTGCTTTCTCATAAAGCGGGTTTTTGTTTCCAATCCAGCCGGTCAGTCTGTCTTTAATATTACTAACGGCTTTTCGTTCAGTATTAGCTAAAGCATCGTCACCTGTTCTTTGCAGTTGTTTGTCTAAGCCGATCTTCACGTAATGCAAAAACTCCGTCAGGTTTTCTTTTGGGTTTACATTGTTAGCTTCGGCTAAATCATTAGCTGTGTTCATTGCAGTTTTAAAATATTTAGTTTTACCTAAATTCGTCAATGCCGAGTCGCCGGTGATTTGAACCTCAAAGGATTTACCATAGTTTTCAGCGGCGTTCTTTGTACGATTACTTATTGCTCTTGCTAAGTCGTCATCTGTCCCCGCAATCCCATCAAGCACCGCCCTTCTTGACGCTGTTTGAAGTGCGTATACCGCTTTTAAGGAGTCCGACTCCCTAGACAGGTCTTTTTCTAATCTGACTAATAGCCCTCCAAAGTCATCAGAAGAACCTTTATTTACTTCGGAAATAACCTGCCCGACGGTTTTGCCGTCTTTGTTTGATATAGACCTTTGTAACGCAGTTCTAATTTTATCACTGTTCTCAGATATATTCTCACGTAAAAACTTTGCCACATCACGGTAAATGCCTTTTTTATACAATGGCTTGGTAAGTTCATCAAGCCAATTCTTAACGCCGGATAATATTTTAGTTGCTACTGGTAATGCTGCCCCTAAAGTCATTCCAGCGCCCACCTGTAAGCCCTTAGTCTCAAAGAAGGCTCCTGAGTCTTTCACAGGCTGAAACGCTGCGGCAGTGCCGCCTATTACCGCTCCCGTAGCGGCTTTCCCCGACAGGGTTGCTACTTTCCCTCCGGGAATTAAGGTTAACGGAGTCGCTACGCCGCCAGCTAATCTTCCCCATGAAAAGTCAGGGTTATTTTTATCAAAAATTGACAAGTCGGACTCTATTTTTTTATTCAGCTTATCTGTCATTCTTCTTATGGAGCCGTCTGGAAGTTGAGACATCCCACCAAAACCAGTCACCATCATAATAGCGTCTGTTGCCGCCTTGCCTATTTTATCACTTCCCGACTTTTTACTAAGGATTTTCTCCATACCTTTCATCTTTAATGCGATATTCAGTCCAAGCTGTGCGCCACCTTCATAAACGTCCATCATGCCTCTACCAAGGCTTTCGGTAAAAGTAGCTTCTTGACCGACTGTTTCAGCTTTAACTTCTCTATGGGTAGTTTCAAGGCTGTTATAGGCTGGATCAATAGAAGATCGAGAAGACTTATAAGCCTGAGTCACGGTATCAAATTCAGGCGTTCCCTTCTTGTCTTCGTTTTCAACAAGCCATTGTGCGTATTTTTCTGCTGCCATTATGGGCCTATAATTTTATCTGCCGCATCAAACAAAGCTCTATTTGGGTCTTCGCCCGACGCTCTTTGTTCAGCTAAAGCTGTTAATCTGTTTATTTCTGAAATAAACTCATCTGCGGCAAGCCTAAATTCTGCTTCGCTTACTGAGGTACGCATTCTTGATAATGCGTTAGTCGCTTTCTCGCCCTCAATTTCAGTGATTTGGCCGCCACCCTTAAGCGTTTCATAAGCTTGTGAGAATTGTTTGCCTGCAATTTGATCGTACAGAGCTTTAAAATTAGCTTCCTTTGTCCCGCCAATAAATTGTTTGGCTTTTCCTATCCCCGGAGCACCAACAACACCCGACATTCCGGGGTGTTTAACTGCTTTTTTCACTAAACTAGTAAGATATTTTCTATCACTTCTCACTTTTGGTAGATCAATTTTCGCTGTTGTTCTTTCTTTTCCTTCGACTTTCCCACCAGCCTTGCTTTTGGCAATACTTCTTTGAACGCTTGGATCGAATTTAGGTGAAGTTGCACCTTCAATATCTGCTCTTTCCCATTCCCCCGTTCTATTGTTAAAAGTAAAGGGGACTGTTTCGTCGTCTATAGTTACATCTCTAGGAGTAAAAAAAGCACCTCTTCCTGTCTTCTTATTTGGATCTATCCCTCCCGGATATGGGATCAACTTCTCAAAACGTGCTTGAGACACAGTTTGATCGGCAGTCCGGGCAAATCCGGTAGGATTTTGTCGAAGGGCTTGTTGCATCTTTTCCAATCCATCCACTAAAACAGGGTCGCCAGCATTCGCCTCAATCTGCTTAGTTATAGCATCGTCCACGCCTTGAATATTTTCATCCTTAAGCATGGGAATCGCAGTAGTCTCTAAGAAGGTCGCGGTGGATTTTAGTGAAGACTTCCGTGATTTCTCAATGTCTAAATTTTCAGCTTGTTCTTCTTTTAACTGAATAAGTCGATTTTGGCGAGTGTTTTGCTGGTCAGCGAGGCGATTAGATCGTGATTGTTGTTGGAATTGGGCAAATATCTCTCCGAGTCGATTGGGCTGGACTTGAAGGGGGATGGATGGATCAATGGGCATGTAATAAGCTCCCGTAATCTATATGTAAAATACCGTCAATGTCATAAACATATTCAGGGAACATTTCTTGAACCTCTTGTGCCATGAAGCCTATTTGGTGCTCAGTATCCCAGCCGTATTTAAAGGCGAGATCGGGTTTATACTTAAACGTGTAAATCGGTAACCCAGATTTATGAGTACCGATTTGTTCAATATCTTCCTTCACTCTTTCGTCTGAGGCAAAAATACTTAATGCAGTGGTCGCAATGGTTTGATTGCGTTGCGTCTGGGCGTTCTGAGCGCCTACAATCCCGGCGGCTTGGGCGTTAGCACTTCCTGTTAGTAGGTCTGTTATGCCAGAGGCCGTACTAAGACCCCCTGTGGCTTGCCCTGATGCAGCATTTGAGCCTAAGGCAACAAGGTTCTGCCGTTGGGTGATGTTTTTATTTAACAGCTCAGAGCCGATTTGCAAGAGCTTATTCTGTAAAATATTCCCAGTTTCACCTGACCCTACTTTCCCTCTTGCGGCTTGACTGGCAAAAATATCCTGTTGAGCTTTTTCTGCTAACGGTTTGAAGAAAGGGTTTTGAGCAAGAAAATCTCTTTGCGCACCCTTATCGGTTAATAAATTAGCCAATCCCGGCGCGAGGCCAGCGCCTTGCTGTCTAAAAGGGTCTAAATCAGCCCTTGCCTGTTCTCTGGCTTCTCTTAACTCGTCAATACCCTCAGTCGCGCCTTGGGCTTGAATTCTCGCTGCCTCTATCGCTGCATCCGTCCCCGTGGTTGCTAAACCTTCAAGGCCGCTACTTAAATCATCAAGAACACCCATATATCACCTATTCGCGTAGTAAGACGACAGACCGGCTGCCGCTTGATTTTGTGCGTTCGTTTGGGCGTTTTGCGCCCCTACCGTTCCCGCAGCCTGCGCGTTAGCGCCTTGTGTAAATAAGTCGGCAATGTTCGCCCCCACTCCTAACGTCTGTGTAGCCTGCTGTGCGGCGGCGTTAGCCCCTAATCCAGCCAAGTTAAATCTCTGAGAGAAGCTTTGATTGATTAAGTCCGGCGCTAAGAGCATCAAACTGTTTTCTCTAGCTCGTGCGGATTGATCTGAACCACCCGAAGTCAGCGGATTCTGACCCAGCCGAGTCGCAGCTTCTCCGGTGATAAAATCTAGAAACTCGTTATCTTGAATGAAATCAGTCTGTGCTTCTGGTGAGGTGACTAGATCGGATAACCCCGAAAGACTCTGTTCGCCTGCTTGACGAAAAGGTTGTAAATCTTCTCTGGCCTGCACTCTGGCACGCTTTTGCTCAGCGATGCCTTCACGAGTCGATCTTAATTGAATATTAGCCGCTTCTCGTGTCGCACCCGCGGCGGCTTCACCTGACAAGTCGAGTGGATCCCCACCAAAAACTGTACCTATAGCAAGATTAGCAATTCCCATTATATTTCCCCTTTACTCGGCAAGATAACTTCCTGCAAAAGCAATACTGCCAGCAGCGGTTAATTCCGCCAATGTTAAATCGGTTTGTCCGCCAGTTGAATCCCATAACCTTAAAGTTGAATAACTTTGTCCGGGCTGAATGAACCCGGATATACTGTATCCTGCGGTTATACTTAAGCTGGACGCTCTATGTATCGTCAGCCCTCCCCGTATACTGGTTAGGTTTTTTACGGGAAAGGGTAGATTTCCAAGCTGAGCAGACTGTGATGTTGTTAATGTCCCCAAAGAGGTCATAGTGACTTCTCCGAAAAATACAACCAAATCACCAATTCGATAATAATACCCTGTCTGCACTGAATACGTCTGGGATTCGCTACCGCTGAAAGAATCGTCATATATCTCAGGGGTAAAGCTACCTTCGCGTCTTTCAGCCCATTTCTGGTAATTAGAATTTACCAATTGTTGTATAAACTTAAAAACTTCTGGATCTTCTGTAAATGCTTTGGGTATTTTTATGGGTGGACTGGGGGGTTGAACGCTCATATCCCAACCTCTATATCCGCAGCGGCAGAGTGAATGGACAGTTGGACGGGGTCTGACATAGAAATTCGCATAATCCGACTCTCAAAACTTCCCAATCCGTGCCATTCGACTTTTCTTAAATAATCGCCTAAATGACCAATATTTCCCCATCGCTCAGTTGAAAACGTCTTTCCGCCATCGTCAGAGTAAGACAACATCACAACTGGCTCGATACCTTGCCCTGCACTTACCCCTACCCCAACTTCCATAATGAGTTCAAAGCGGTTCATTTCTACCCGTTTACCGGGAGCGCCTACTAATCCACCATGAATGGGGCCAGTTTCTCTTATCCGTTTAACTGTTGTGCCGTTGTCGTCGAATGAATTTATATCGAGTTCGTAAATATTACCATTACGGTAATCTGCGATTAAGTTCTTACGATAAGCATAAGCATGAGAGTTACCAAAATACCGTCCATCACCGGAAAGAAGTTCAATCCATTGATTAGTTGGCTCTGAATAGACCCATGTTTTATTCTCAGAAGGGAAGGTTAGTTGATAGAAGTTCTGGTTTTCAAATGAATAACATAAACCAATGGCATCTGCGACGGCAGAGTAGCCTTCGATGGCATGGGTTAAGGCTATATCCGATACGCTTTGTTTCGTAGGAAGGCGGTAGACTTTATTATCGTCGCCTAAAAAGTAAAGATTATTATCGTTGTGGGCTGTTGAATGAATCGCCGCAAGGCCAATAGTAAATATCCCGCCTTCTATTCTGTCAAAAGGAGGATTTCCTACGCCAGAGTTGTACCATGTTTCAGTAGTTTTTTCGCCAAACAAGTAAAGGATTTGATCGAAAACATACGGTCTTGATAAATTATCAGGAGAAGCCTCGGCAGTAGCATAGTTAGCCGCTGTTATTGATGACGCATCCCCTACATCAGACGTACACCATCTTGCATTGTCACCATCATATATGGCTTGATTATTAAGATGTGCGACTGCATTAGGAGACTCTAGATCAGAATCGGTGATTTCTTTCGTAGAGCTGTATTGATAGATAGTATTATTAAAAGTGCCGAGCACATAAATATTGCTCATATTTTGATTTGCAGCAAGACCTCTAAGATTAGTGTCCTCGGAGCTTACATCAAGGGATTTGCTAGCATAAGACGCAGTTGAAAGATCGTAGGCAGACGTTAAGTTGTACTGATAAACAGTATCGCTAGTGTCGCCAACAACATATAGCACAGTTCCACTTAAATTAAAGGCTAGTCCGTTGGGGGCAATATCCTCAGAAGATACATCGAGCGTTTTGCTTGCGTATGCTGCTGTAGAAACATCCCAGCCAATAGTTAGATCGTACTGGAAAACAGCCCTAGCGCCTGTTGCTGTTCCCACTATATACATCTTAAGGCCGCTGGGAGAAAAAGTTACGCCTGTTATCTGCAATTCTTCTGCGGAAATGTCTTTTGATTTGCTTGCGTAACTTGCTGTGGAGAGATCATAATTCTCGGTAAAATCATACTGGAAAACAGAGTCATTCGTGTTCCCACTAATATAAATTTTAGACCCGTCATTACTAATATAGACCCCTGTTGGGGTTATATCTTCTGAGCTGACATCAAGCGAATTACCAGAATATCCTGCTGTTGACACATCCCATGCGACCGACAAAGTATACTGATGGACTTTGTCAAGCAGCAAGCCTACAACGTATACATTTAACCCGTCAGCCCCGAAAGTTAAATCCTGCGTATTATTGTCCCCTTGAGCAAGGATATTAAATTTCTTAGTAGAATATATTGTATTTGTTAAATCTGGATTAGGGTTATAAACCCAAACCCTCCCGCCAGAAACTATTATTAAATTACCCCCAATCCCTTCAAACACACATCGTCCCGACCCTGTTATCACCCCTATCACAGAATGAACACCATTTTGATCAATAGAGTAAAGCGTATCGCCGGAAACCTTGTATAGAATTCCTTGATGAATAAACATTCCACGGTCAAAACCGGGAACCGAGCCAAACAACGTCAAACCCGGCCAATTATGTAAAACAAACGGGCTTTTCTTTGCATCCGTATCCACGATCTCAGGATACATATTTTGGGTTTTTTGAGCCGCCAAAGACCGTGACCGGCTTTTATACGTTCCGCCGGTAATATTAATATCAATCGTGGGCATTAAAAGTCTTCCGGCTCTTCTAAAGATTCGTAATCAGGGGTGACGATGGTTCTTATCTCAGTTTTAGCAATCGAGGCTTTAGCTGAGATTCGGTTATATCGTTCAGAGGAAAGTCCATTAACGTGAACAGAGTTAAACGCCATTAACGCGGCTAAGTGAGGCATGACATCATCGGGGATCGTCCCTGCCACCGCCCACGTAGCAATACCTTCTGTTTTCAAGTCGGTGTAGACTTCAAGGTAGATGTCTTCAATGTGATCGAAGTCCTGAGATTGCGCACTCTGGCCTAACGTTTTAACCGTCAATAACTCTAACGCACGGTTCTTAGCTTCGGTTTTGGTTGCCATTACCCTGTTTTACGCGCAGCGAGTTGTGCTTCTGCGGCTCTTTTGCGCTTCATTTCACCTTCAAGTTCTCTTTCGTCATTTTCTCTCATTTTTGTCAAACTAGGGCTGCCTTTTATAAAGCAAGGGTGGTTTTCGATCTTCTTCCTGACAAATGGATCAATAACTTCTACAGGCTCGCCACGGACAAATTCCTGCAAACCCATAAAGTTCGTTCTTTCAGGTGGCGTGCAGCCCGACCCTACATAGGTATAAATATTATCTGAAACAAGTTCGACAATAGTGGGAATGATGTCTCCGGTATCAAGATTCATCGCTTCAACCTGAATGTCTTCAAATTTAGAAACATCTTCAATCGTTTTCTTTTCACCAAAATTCGCGTTATATCGATCAATCACGTCTTTATTCGACACAGGGCACGTAATCCCCGCTTCCTTAAGCTTCACTCGCATATCTTTAGGTTTCATAAAAACTCCTAAGATGAGACCCCCGAAGGGGTCTCGGTTAGTTAAACTACACGTTGAT